GAGCCACAGCAGCTACAGCAGGCACCGCTGGTGCATTAACAACTTTGGGCGTTGCGCTCAGCGGATTAGGCGCATCTCTTGTGTTGGGTGGCGTCGCACAAGCACTTTCACCCGCCCCAGTTCAATCGACAGCAGTAACAGAACGCGGACGTGAAGCTGCAAAGTTTGAGTCCTTTACATTCTCCGGCATCGTCAACACCGCAAAGCAGGGTTTGCCAGTTCCTATTGCATACGGGCGCGTATTTGTCGGCTCCGCTGTTCTTTCCAGCGGCCTTGATGTTGACCAACTGATATGACACGGATTCTTGGTGCTGGTGGTGGAGGCGGCGGCGGTGGAGGCGGCGGCAAGGGCGGCGGTGGCGGTGGCGGTGGATCAAGCCGCACGCCAACAGAAGCCGACGACTCGCTGCAATCAGTTCAGTACGCCAGTGTGCTGGATCTGCTGTGCGAAGGGGAAATTGACGGCATCGAAAACGGCGAAAAGGGCATTTATCTGGAAGGCACACCAGTCCGCGACGCCGCCAACAACGCCAATTTCGAGGGCTACACAGTCGTCACCCGCACTGGTACGCAAGCCCAGAGCTACATCAGCAACGCAATCGGCACCGAAAGCGAAGAAGGTGTCAACGTCGAAGTTATTAATGCCACGCCAGTTGTACGCACCATCACTGATTCCGACGTGGATCGTGTGCGCGTCACGCTGCAAGTTCCATCACTGCAGATTATCGAAGACGACGGCGACATTGTTGGTCACAGTGTCCAAGTTCGCATCCAAGTCCAGTACAACGCCGGCGGCTACACAACCGTCGTAGACGACACAATCAGCGGCAAAACCAGCAACCGCTACCAGCGTGATTACATGATCCCGCTGTCTGGTGCGTTCCCCGTTGACATCAAAGTCATCCGCATCAGCGCCGACGAATCCAGCACCAAACGCCAAAACCAAACCTACTGGTTCAGCTACACCGAAATCATTGACGAGAAACTGCGCTACCCCAACAGCGCATTGGTATTTTTGCGGTTTGATTCCCGCCAATTTGACTCAATCCCAACCCGCAAATATCTGATTCGCGGGCAAAAAATCCAACTGCCCAGCAACGCCACTGTCGATACCACCACCTACCTAGGCCGCGTTACCTATGCCGGCGTCTGGGACGGTACCTTCGGCGCTGCAACTTGGTGTAACGATCCCGCCTGGTGCTTGTGGGACTTGCTCACCAACACCCGTTACGGCGCCAGCATCCCCACCAGCAGTTTGGATCGCTACGACTTCTATGCCATCAGCCAATATTGCAACGCCCTTGTTGACGACGGCAAAGGTGGCCTAGAACCCCGCTTCTCCTGCAACCTGCTGATTAACAGCCGCGATGAGGTTTATAACGTCATCCAAGAGATGACCAGCCTGTTCCGTGGCATCGCGTACTACGGCGCCGGTTCGCTGGTGCTGCAGCAAGACAAACCGACCGATTCGCAATATCTGCTTGGACCAAGCAATGTCGTCGATGGCATTTTTGTTTACAGCGGCACATCACAAAAAGCACGCCACAGCGTCGCCACCGTTGCTTGGCAGTCTTACGACACTCTTGGCGAAGTTGAGTACGAATATGTCGAAGATGCAGACGCTGTAGCCAAATACGGCATCATCAACAAAGACATCAAAGCCCTCGGTTGTTACAGCCAAGGTCAAGCACACCGCGCTGGTAAGTGGGCACTGCTGAGCGAACAAAACCTGACTGAAACCGTCACTTTCTCGGTGTCTATCGACAGCGGCATCGTCCTGCGTCCTGGCATGGTGATTGATATTGCCGATCCGATGAAGGCTGGTACACGCCGCAGTGGCCGCGTCAGCTCTGCTACCACAACTGCTATTACGGTTGATTCCAGTAACAACCTATCCGTCAACCTATCGAACAGTCCAACAATTTCGGTGCTGATGCCGACCGGCTTGGTGGAAACGCAAACCATCAGCAGCATCTCTGGCACGACCATTAATGTCAGCAGCGCATTTAGCGAAGCGCCCAACGCCAACGCAATTTGGCTAATTCAAACCAGCGATATCGAGGCTCAACAATTCCGCATACTTAATGTTGCCGAATCTGAGGATGGCATCTACGGCGTTACTGCTTTGCAGTACAACAGCAGCATTTATGACGCGATTGAAAGCGACAATACGCTTACGACCCGCGACATCAGCAACCTCAGCGATCCGCCTGACCCAGTAAGCAGCATCAACGGCACTGAATACCTGTACCAAGACGGCCAAGGCGTTTTTTCCGGCTTCACCCTTAGCTGGATCAGCCCGAAAGAACGGGTTTCAGAGTTTCGCGTCAAGTATCGAATCGACAACGACAACTGGCAGCAAATCAATACAACATCGCCATCCACCAAAATTCTCAATACACGCCCCGGAACCCTTTACATCCAGATTCAGGCGTACAACTACGTCAATAAAGGCAGCACTATTTCAACTGCTCAGTTTGCATTGCTGGGCAAAACCGCCGTCCCTGGCAACGTCCAAAATCTCAGCTTTGAAGCTATCAATGCAAATTCCGGTCGCCTTCGTTGGGATGAAACTGTAGATCTTGACGTAAAGGTTGGCGGAAAGATTCACATTCGTCATAGCAGCCTCACTGATGGCACTGCAACTTGGAGCAATAGCGTTGATTTGATTCCCGCCAAGTCAGGTAGTTCGACTGAAGCAATTATCCCCTTGGTGGAAGGCGAGGTTTTGGTCAAATTTGAGGATGACGGAGGACGACAAAGCGCCAATGAAACCAGTGTGATTATTGATCTACCAGATACTTTGGCGCCCCTTGTTGTTCAAACCAGACGCGAAGACGCTGATGCGCCACCTTTCCAAGGCACAAAAACCAATACCTTCTATAGCGATGAATACGATGCCTTAACCCTTGATGGTACGGATTTATTTGATTCGGTTGCCGATGTTGACGCGATGGTTGTGTTTGACACGATTGGCAATATTGTGGCATCCGGTGAATATCTATTCGCGAACTATCTCGATTTGGGAGCGATTTATTCCCTTGATTTAAGGCGCTACTTTGTCACTCGTGGTTATTTCCCATCAGATCTGATTGATTCACGCAACAATACAGTTGATGATTGGTCTGATTGGGATGGTGGAATTACGGACAAGGTAAACGCAAAATTGATGGTGCGTTATACCAATGACAATCCAAGCGGTACGCCAACTTGGGGTAATTGGCAGGAATTTGTAAATGGTACTTTCCGAGCCAGAGGATTTCAGTTCCGCGCCGATTTGAGCAGTGCTGCTGTCGATCAAAATATTTTGGTTGACCAACTGGGTTATGACGCAACGTTCCAGCGTCGTGCTGAAAATAGTGATTCAGCGGTTAGCAGTGGGGCTGGCGCCAAGTCAGTTACGTTTGCCAATGCGTTCTGGACTGGTACGGCTGGCCTTGGTGGCGTCAACGCTTATCTCCCCAGCGTCGGCATCACAGCGCAAAACATGGCCACCGGCGACTTCTTTGAGGTCACAGGCGTCAGCGGCACTGGCTTCACTGTTACCTTCAAAAACTCCGCTGGCACGGCTGTTAGTCGTAATTTCAACTGGAGTGCGGTCGGATATGGCAAAGCCGGTTAAAGTGGTACAAACACCGTCTTGATACGGGTTCGGCATGGCTCAGCATGACTATGTAATCGCCAACGGCACAGGGGCAGCAGTTCGCTCTGACCTCAATGGTGCCTTGTCGGCGATTGTCAGTCAGAACAGTGGTGCCACGGCACCAACAACCACTTACGCATACATGACTTGGGCGGATACCACCGCTGGCGTCATGAAGATGCGGAATGGTGCCAACTCAGCTTGGATCACGCTTTATCAGCTTGACGGCGAGTGGAGCACGATTGCCCTTGAAAACGGCACGGCAGCCGCTCCGTCGCTGTACTTCCTCTCCAGCGGCACTGATACGGGCATCTATTCACCTGGCACTGACCAAGTCGGCATCAGTACGGGTGGCGTCGTTCGTCTGACGACATCCACGACCGCATTCACCGGGACACTTCCTTGGCTTGGTCAAAACGGAACCGTATCGGCTCCGGCCTTGTCGTTTAGCGGTGATACCAATACAGGTATTTACAACGTCGGCGCCGACCAATTAGGTATCACTACTGGTGGCGTCCAGCGCGTAAATTTTAATGCCGGCGTTGAAGTTGTTTTCAATGATACCGGCGCTGATGTTGACTTCAGAATTGAGGGCGATACAAACGCCAACTTGTTTGTTATTGATGCTGGGACAGACGAAGTACGAGTTGCCAACCTTAATGGTGGACCGCTTGCTGGCACCCGCAACCGCATCATCAACGGCGACATGCGGATCGACCAGCGCAATGCTGGGGCGAGTGTGACGCCTGCGCCCGACACCTACACCTTAGATCGTTGGTACGTTTCAGAATTAACTGACGGTTCAATCTCAGTGCAACGAGTAACCGAAGCGCCAGCAACATTTACTAACTCGCTAAAAGTTACAGTTTCAACAACTGATGCTACGCTCGCGGCAGGACAAATAACCGAAGTTAAACAAGTAATCGAAGGCTTTAATACTGCCGATTTGGGCTTTGGCGCTGCTGGGGCAAGCACTGTAACCCTTTCGTTTTGGGTTAGAAGTAGCGTGACCGGCACGTTTTCAGGCAGCTTGCAAAACGGTGCTCTTAATCGCTCTTACCCATTTAGCTATGCAATCAATCTTGCAAATACTTGGGAGCAAAAATCTATAACCATTGCTGGAGACACGACCGGCACGTGGGTCACCAATAACAACGCTGGTCTGTATCTGGTGTTTTCACTTGGAGCAGGCACGACTTATTCAGGCACTGCTGGTGCATGGGCGGGATCTGATCTACGCGCAGTTACTGGTGCAGTTAATCTCCTCGCCACCGCAAGCGCCACATGGCAGATCACCGGCGTCCAACTTGAAGCCGGCACCGTCGCCACCCCGTTTGAGCGCAGGAGCTACGGGCAGGAGCTGGCGTTGTGTCAAAGGTATTACGAAATTGGTGGATCTTCTACTAATTCAATTTACAACGGATACACAATCACCAGCACTGTTTACATGTATGGCGTTCCTTTTGTTGTTACCAAAAGAGCCGCGCCAACTATCGTAACAACTAATACATTTGCCAACGGATTTCCGGCAACGGCATCAACTGTAAGCGATTCATCGGTGGTTGGTATGAGATGCACGCGAACAGCAAATTCTTCTCCCAATAGCGGTTATTTTGCTGATTCTTGGACCGCCTCTGCTGAGCTGTAACCATGACCTATCAACTCACCACCGGCGACACCATCCTCCGCCTTGCGGACAACGCCTTCATCCCACCCGACCCCGCCAACACCGACTATGCCGCCTACCTGGCCTGGCTGGACGAGGGCAACACCCCCGAGCCTGCACCCGAGCCCGAGCCCGTCCCCGAGCTGACGCCTGCTGAAAAGCTGGCCGCTAGTGGGCTGACGGTGGAGGAGCTCAAGCAACTGCTGGGACTTAAGTAATGGCGGTCAAGTCCAAAACCGGCGTCAAAGCTGTTCAGCACGTCCCGGCAAAACCTAAAAGAACGCGGCAGGGAAATGGAAAACATTCCTTGCCTAACCACGGTCGTAAATTGACTCGTGGGCAGGGACGGTAAGATCTAAACGTAGCTGCAGACGTGCGATGTCTGAGAATGGTTTTTGGCGCGGAGTCAAGCAAGAAACCATTGCTGGCATTGGCGTTGCAGCAACTGTGGCCTTGGCCTCCGGCATCTTTTACTTGGTGTACACGGTGCCGACCAAGCTTGATGATGTTCTTCAAAATCAACTCAAATTTGAAGAAAAGATTGGAAAGATGGACGACCGTATCCTTGATCACGAGCAACGGTTGATAAAGCTGGAGATCAAGCAATAAGCTGGTAGTAGACATCCGTCTTTTATGGATCCCACCACGACTGCTGCCATCGCCATTGCTGTGGCTGCCATCTCTGAAGGACTCAGCCTGTATCCGAAGATCCGTGCAAACGGAATCATCCAAGTGATCCTGATGGTGGCACGGACGCTTTTCCCAAAGCGTTGATGGCGTCAAGAGTCACGGCAATCCACACTCGAAACTTCAAATTGATTCAAGGAGGTCGTCGTGACTCAGAACCGCCTTCGCCTTGTTGACCTGTTCAAGTATTACAAGGAGCTGCCACATCAAACGGCAGCCATTTTTGAGTTGGAATCTGCCATCCTCAAGGCCAAACCTGGCATCTTGAATCGCGATCAGCTCTGGTTCAAGACTTGGAGTCAGGCTGGCAAACAGGACAGGTTTGATAACAACTGGGATGGTGTCTGCGCTGCTGCCAAAAAGGCTGGTGCAAAGTTCCCTGAACTTGTTGCTGCGCAGTGGGCATTGGAGTCCGGCTACGGCAAGCACGTATCAGGCGAGAACAACTTTTTCGGCCTGAAAGGTACTGGCAGTACACGGAACACAAAGGAGTACATCAACGGGCAGTGGATCACGATTCAGGACACGTTCCTTGACTTCCCTGATCTTGAGACCTGCGTGTATTACCTCGTCGAGCGGTGGTACAAGGATTATCACGTTTACAAGGGTTGCAACAACGCGCCTGATCGCGAGGCCGCTGCACGTTGGCTAGTGAATGACGGTTACGCCACTGACCCCACCTACGCCGAGAAGCTGATCAAACTGATGAACCAGCACGTCCAGGGCAAGCCGGCAAACGACAAGTTCACGCCTGACAAGCCGTTCAACTTCAAGGTGACGCCAAACATCACCTACGGCGAACTGGCATTGTTCGATGAGAAGCGTCGCTTTCAGGTGCAGGCACAGTGTGACACCGCAATTGAACTGTGCAAATACCTGGAGAAGGTGCGCAGCCATTTCGGCAACAAACCGATTGTGATCACCTCTGGCTACAGGCCACCGGCTGTCAACAAGCAAGTAGGTGGTGCCAGCAACAGCGAGCACTTGTACAACATGACTGGCGTTGGTGCGATTGATTTTTTCGTAAAAGACGCAGATATGCTTGAAGTTCAAGATTACGTTGATAAGACTTGGCCATTCTCATGTGGTTATGCAGCGCCAGAATTTATTCACATTGGAATGCGCCTAGGAAGGCCAAAGGTCAGATGGGATTACAAGTGAAGCCATCCCCATCTTTTTCCTAAACGAATATCTCTTACGTGTTCGCGAGATATGTTAAAACGAGTTGCGATTTCCAAATTTGATTCATTTGATGATTTGATAATCAAAACAATTTCTTCTGTAAGTTTGGTGTTTTTGGCCTTGGAACCTTTATTGGTTGTTCCATGTCTAATGGCATCCGCCATATTTCCCTTCCGAGTATCCCACCGCAAATTTACAAGTCGATTATCAATTCGATTGCCATTCTCGTGGCAGCCTTCATGTTTGGGTGGACATGGTCCGACAAATGCTTCAAGAACAAGTCTATGAACGTGTTTAACCGAGTTTTTTAAATTTATTTGATGATATCCAGTATTTGCAATTGAGGCTTTTAATAATCTTCCGCTGATATGACTCCATACTCGACCTTGGTCCGAAACTTCGTACAACCCTTCGTAGCCGACAACAGGCCGCCACTGCTCTAGACTCTGATCCATCGGCTCATCCTCAGTGAGTTGGTCACGCCTTGGGTGCGCCTAACACGCCAAGGCAAACACTTTAGCAGCATTGCATGTCTGTTCTTTGCGACTGGCAGATCCGCTCTCTGTGTGAAGGCGGTGGCATGATCGTTCCGTTTGATTTAGAACTGCTCAACCCCGCGTCAATTGACGTGCTGCTGGGCGACAACCTGATGATCGAGTCGCCAGTTGAAACAGGCATGACATTGCTCAGCCTTGATGGCTATACCGCACAGGATCCTTATTGGCTGCGTCCTGGCGAGTTTGTGCTGGCTGAAACCCGCGAGACCTTTGACATCCCCGAGCATCTGAGCGGGCAGTTTGCCCTGAAGAGCAGCCGAGCAAGAGAAGGTTATTCCCACATGTTGGCCGGCTGGATCGATCCGGGTTGGCATGGCTCGAAGCTGACGCTGGAGCTGCAGAATGCACGCAAAATGCATTCACTGCCGTTGTATCCAGGACTCAAAATTGGACAAATAATCTTCTTTGAAATGAGTGAAAAACCACTCAAAAGTTATGCCGAAGTTGGACATTACAACAACGACACAAAAGTGTCAGCTTCTAAGGTAAATCCCTGAACTGATACATCCAGTGCCAAATTGCAATTTCATTATCTTGTGTGTAAAAATCTTGCTCTCTATACCAAAGCGTCCATTCTGTTGATCCTTTGGATCCATTGCAGCGCAGGCATGCTGGTACTAGGTTCTCTATCACAGTTTGCCCGCCGCGATGACGTGGGATGATGTGATCTAACGACTGCGCAGGCTCATCGCAATAGGCACATTTACCACAGAAAGCATCAAAGATTTTTAATCTGAATCGCGCCCTTGTTTCTCTCTTTGGAATCAGACTTGTCTCGTCGATCCAAGAGTGCATGACGCGGCTCCGTTTGCATGAATCGTAGGAACGATTGCAGTCGAAAGGAAGAAGAAAACCAGTGACTCCTCCGTCTTTTTCGCGTGACGGCCATGGTGCCGTCTGGGTACGCTTTGGCGTCGGCGGCTATTGGCGTGCGTGGTTTCTAAAGCAAAGTACGGTGTTCTACCTTCCTACCTGCTTTGATACGGAGAGTATGGCAGTATCTGCTGCTCACTCCGCTTATGGAATGGCACCCTATTGAACGCACTCAGGAGAGCCAGTTCTCTGAGATCGCTACGGCCAAGATGCTTGAGGAATGGCTGAAGCAGGGAGATATCAAAGGGATATACAACGCAGCACTGCTGCTGAACACGATGCTGCATCAGCAGCGGACGATCACGAAATGGCTGGCTGGTGAAGCGGCTCGTAACCTTGGTCGCCCCGACCTTGAGGATGACATCCTCCAGAAGTCAATCATTCAGTCGGGGTAGGCACCATCTGTGCAAGCAGGTGTTCGATGTAAATCTCAGCCTGCCAGAGGTCATCCGAGTAACGACACAAGCCACCTGCGCAGCTTCTGTAGAGGATGTACGGACCGTCCTCCAGCACGTCGATATACGCTCCATTCCGCTTCGAGATTACCTGCGAAACGCGCCAGTTCCGATGAATACTCATCGTCGTCCTCGTCGTCATCGTCGTACTCTTCATCATCGGGAGTTGCTTCGACAATTTCAAGTAGACGCAATGCCCAACATTTGAGGTCTGCAATACCTTCACGGCAGCGCATCAAGTTATCAGACGGCATCTCACCGTTCTGCATGATCTTGGCGCAGGCGTTATCAACCCATTCCTGATGTGAGTCGCACATCCAGAGCAGGATCCTGATATGGCCTTCCGTGAACTCAAAGTCAGCGTTTGGGGCGGCCATGACGGGAACCCATCTCCCTGAACGGTAGCGGGGTAGACGATCTGACGCCTTCATCAACCTTTGAAGTACTTGGTGAACAGGCCGGTGTAGAGGCTGTGCATCTTGTGGCTGGGCTTGTCCCGACCATCAATGACGTACAGCGCATCAAGGATGTACTGGCGATTGTCCATCACCTCGAAGTCCTCGGCGCCAGGCTTTTGCGGTTTAGTTTCAAGTAAAGATGCGCACAACAGTGCCATCTTTTTTGTGCTGAATTTGCCTTTCATCAGTCGTCAATCTCAACAGTGAGTTGCGCGTAATAACGCTTACGGGCGTAAGCCAACATCAATTCACGATCAATTGATGGATTCTTGTGAATCGGTGGCGGTGGAGGCACAAGCGGCCTGAATTTGTCAGGCACGTATGCCCTGTTGTTCAGCATGGATCAAGTCTTCGGAGGAGCAGTAATGATTTTGCGGCCTTCTCCGATATCAATTTTGGTGGCACCCGGATGCCGATTTTGAAGGATCCGCTCCGCGTCCTTTTTGTTGATAGCACGCAAGCAACCGCGCAACCGACGCTCGCCAGGCATAACCAGCTCGTAGTCGAACATACGTGCATTGGGTGCAACGCAATAGGAGATGCCTGGTCCGCGATTCGGCTCGACATGCTCAGGAAACAGAGCAGTGAAGTCCATCAGAACACTGGAACGTCGTTCACTCCAGCTTC